AGCCTTCCTATTCTTGCCCCATTATTGGGACACAACCTAGCACTAGGTTACTAGTGCCAGACTGTGAAACAATACTAGACGGTCAAGTAATCAAACAAATACACGCAACCCCTGCCAGACTCAGAGTCTGCAACAAAGCGCACGTTTGTAACACTCGCATAGTCGAGGTACAGGGCAATTTCTTCTACCGCTGAGACATGCGCGTTAGGCGCCGCGTAATCATAATCCGCGAACTTAGATTCACCATTAATAGTCACCCTAATCCGTGAACCCCGTGTCTCTGTCGGCCCATAGTAGCGCGTAGTAGCGCCCGTCGAATCTAATCTTTGTGTATTCATTGTGTCCTACTTTCCTATTCTTGGGCAGAATATCTGCCGGTAAAGGTGAGCGACGCGCGGGTAATCCGTCGCGCCGTGGCTCTCACCTAGACCGCCAACTATCTGGCCTAACCTCATTCACGTAGTCATTCGGTCCGGTAGTCCGCGTCACACTAGAAAAGGATACGACTCATTAGAGACACCGGTAAAGGTGCGTCACGCTTGCGCGCTCATGCCTGCCCTAGCCTTTTCTGACCTATCACCTACGCCGCTATTCAATTAGCAAGCCCCGGGGGGCAGGAATCGCGTCAATCGGTTGGAGGCGGACAACACGCAAGCGTGGCCATGCGCCATACCGAAATTAACTCATGACAGGATTAAATCAGAGATCCGGACAGATGTCACGTGTTTACACACTATGTTATCAAATCGTTACACACAAAGGGAAACTAGGGGAAAAATCCCTAGGGGAACACGCGCAAAAACTTCCCCCAAAATATAGGGACAAACCATACCAAAAAGGACAAAAGGATATGCCCCTAGAACGCGATTTCAGGCGCCTCTCGCGCACTTTCATGTCTTTTGGTACCCTAGGAACAAGTGCCTTATCGGGCACCAACGTCCGATAAACGGAACCGTGAGGGGACATGACACCATTCTCACGTTTCCCCATAGGGGCAACCTACGCTACCGTAACCTACGCCACCGTAAGTTACCGGCAAGTAACCTACCTAGTTACGTTTCGAACATACGTTCGATCTATCCCGGATTGTATCCAATGTTCCCGGATTGTATACAATCGAAGCGCGGAACGTGGGGAGTCGCGCGTATATGACAGGATTTTGACGGTCGTCACTAGACTGTCACCGTGGGTAGGTGGTGAGGCTACCTTGTGACCTTGTGAATAGGTAGGACGTATGACAACAGACGTAGGACGTCTCACAAGTTGACCCACCCATTGTTAAAAAACCGCCCTCCTTATATATGGTATATCGTGTTGTGATTGTGTCCGATATTTGTGTGGTGTCCTCCTGTATCCTGTAACGTTTGTGTAACGATTTGGGTTTTGGTGTCTGAATGTTCCCGTTTTGACCCTATACTATAGTAGGGGTTGTTACCGAACGAGCGGAGCGAGTGAGGGCACCGAGTTCGCTTCGCCTTTGTGGGCTCCGCGACCTTAGGGAGCGGATGCAGGCACTTCGTCGCTCTCTTTGTTCGCTCCTCAGTTGTTTCGTATATTACGGACTTGCAGGCTTCTTGTTTTTCGTGTGGGTTTTTATTTGTGTTTTTATATCTTTGCTTGGGGCCTGATTGTCCCCCTGATTTGGTGGGGGTGTTTTGTGTGGCTAGGATTTCTAGTGCGGAGTTAGAGGCTACTAAGTTGGAGTTGCTTCGGGTCGTGCAGGCTGAGGGTTGTACGGTTGCTAAGGCTTTGGTGGTGGTGGGTAGGACTCGTTCTACTTATGAGCGGTGGCGTAAGGAAGATCCTGATTTTGCTGTGTCTATGGATCGTATTAAGACTTTGCGTAAACTTGATCCTGCTCAGGGTGGTGGGGGTGGCCCTCAAATGTCTTTTCCTGAGTTTAGTGAAAAGTTTCTTGAGGCTACGGTTTTTCCTCACATGCAGAATGTGGTGGATATGATTGAGGGTAATCCTCCTTCTTGGCTTCATGCGGGCATGTCGTATGAGCAGGGTGAGAAGGATCTGATTATTACTAACATGCCTCCTGAGCATGGTAAGACTACTTCTGTGACTATTAACTATGTGGTGTACCGGATTTGTATGGACCCTAACATTAGGGTTATCTTGGTTTCTAAGACTGCTGAGATGGCTAAGAAGATGCTATATGCTATTAAGACTCGTTTGACGCATCCTAAGTATGATGAGATGATTGCGGCTTACGCTCCTGATGGTGGTTTTGATAAGGACGCTGAGGCATGGAATCAGACGATGATTTACGTGTCTGATAATGCGCGGGATTCTGGTGAGAAGGACCCTACGGTTCAGGCTCTGGGTATTCGCGGCCACATTTATGGTGCCCGCGCGGATCTTATTGTTTTAGATGATACTATTGATTTAACGAACGCTCACGAGTATGAGAAGCAAATCAACTGGTTGCAGTCTGAGGTTATTTCGCGGGTGTCTGCTAATGGTTCTATGCTGGTGGTGGGGACTCGGTTGTCTTCTAAGGACTTGTACCGTGAGTTGCAGGATGATGCGCGTTACCCGGATGAGAAGTCCCCGTGGACGTACTTGTCTATGCCTGCTGTTCTTGAGTTTAAGGACAAGGAGGAGGACTGGGTTACTTTGTGGCCTAGAACGAATCAGCCTGAGGCTGGCGTCAAGATTGATGCTCAGGTGCAGGATAAGGACGGCTTGTATCCTAAGTGGGATGGTACCCGTCTGGCTAAGAAACGTAGACGAGTGTCCCCTAAAGCGTGGGCCATGGTCTATCAGCAGCAGCAAGTCTCTGACGACGCAGTGTTCTCCCCTGAATCCGTCAAGGCAGCGATTAACGGCAACCGTTTAGTGGGACCTATACCTAAGGGTATGGTGAACCAGCGGGCTGATGGAATGAATGGCCTCATTATTGTGGCGGGCCTTGACCCTGCTACCTCTGGTCACACGGCTGCGGTCGTTGTGGGACTTGACGTGAAAACGAACAAACGCTACGTGCTTGACGTGTACAACAAGCCCGGTATCACTCCTGAGGCCATGCGGGACATGATTAAGGGTCTCACAGACAAGTATCACGTTTCTGAGTGGCGCATTGAACGGAACGGTTTCCAAGGCTTCCTTGTTCACGACAAGGAGTTGAATGATTACTGTGCAGCAAGAGGGACGATTATCCGCCCCCACTTCACTGGATCGAATAAGCATGACACCGACTTCGGTGTAGCATCCCTCACTACCCTGTTTTCTGGGTGGGAGGACAAGCACCAGTTGATTGAGTTACCCTCAACACAAAACTCGGAGGCCGTGAAGGCCATGATAGAGCAGTTGGTTACGTGGAGTCCAGCAGCACCTAAGTCTCAGAAGACTGACGTTGTTATGGCCCTGTGGTTCGCTGAACTAGCCTGCAGGGACCGCGTAATGTTGAACTCGAACTTTGTTCGTAGTCATGTGAAGAACTCTTTCGCTACGCCTTGGGATATTAAAGGCCAATCAACAGTTAATCTTGTAGATGCAGAATTAAACAAACTATTCACCCCGATGGGTGCCTAGCACCTAAAGGAGCCACATGGATCACGGACACGCTAGCCCCGGTAGTGGGAGCCCTCAACTTAGGGAGATACGTGCACATTACAACAGGATCAAAACGCAGTTCGCTGCCCGTGACGGGCGCATGCAGGACGTTCTCGCTGTACGGCAGGGTCGTATGCGGGATGTATATCCTGATCTTTTCCCAGAAGGACCCTTCGATAAGGGTATTGTCGCAAACATGGTGGACGTTGCAGCGCGGGATCTTGCTGAAACACTAGCCCCAATGCCTTCGTTTAACTGTACCAGTGCGCGGATGGTCTCTGACACGGCACGGGAGTTCGCTGAGAAGCGCACACGTATCGTTAACGGCCACATCAACTTCAGTAACGTACAGACACAAATGTATACTGCCACGGACAGGTACTTCACGTACGGTTTCGTTCCTGCCATGATCGAAGTAGACATGGAAGAGATGATGCCACGCATCACCTTCCTAGATTCTATCGGCGCATACCCAGTCTTTGAACGA